AAAGAAGTCTCTGGAACCACTGCCCACCATTTGATAGCCATTGGATCTAAAGCCGTCTATTAGCTGGCTGCTGATACCGCTAGTGGCCTCATAGTACTTGAGAGAGGGGTCTAGGTACTCGAGTAGCGGTAGTACCTGGGCACTGGGGGTGTAACACTCGTCAGCTGCTGGGTCTCTGGACAACTGTTGAATAAGGGATACGTACTGTCCTACCCCGGGGGTCTTTTGGTCTATGGGTGTCTTTTGTGTCTTTTGTGGCATTTGGTCACTCTCATTGAAAAAGCCTGACGACAACAACAACAACCGAACCTTTAGTCCTCTTTTTGAAATCGACATCAGAATTAACCCATGGGGGTCAGAATCCTGGGAGATGGTACCAGCTGCAGCAGCACAACATGCCAACTAACTGTAATCGTTACGTTTCTTTGGCAGCTGATACATCATCAGCAAATCAAACAGACACACATCTGATTGACATTAGGACATTAGTCTGATCATTGATTGGATCAGGTGTTTTCTTTTGAATACAAATCGGAACCTAAGACACCCATGACGCTCATAGTCACTCATAGTCACTCATAGTCACTCATAGCGACCCATAGTCACTCATTGCTGACTGATGCTGACCAATCATTAGGCTTATGTATCTGTTGGAGCTGTTAGTCATCTGTGGTATTGACTAGTGATGACTTAAGTTTCTCTTATGGGGTAACATAAGTATTTCTATGGGATACACGAGGATAGCCTTCACTTTTGACTGGCATCTCGTGTATCTCACCATCTATCTTATGTATTGCTATAGCATGACCATTGGCTCCGTGGTGACCCATTAAGGGCAGCTCATGCCAGCCAGGGTCTAAGCCCTGGCCTGACTTGATGTATTTGACCTTAAGATGCAATGTCTACCACCTCACACACTCCGGCAGCACATGATAACTCCTGGCTACCAGTTGTGTTGTCGTCCTGTTCGTATGCTTGCAAGCTTGCCCAGTTGATAGCCGGTGGCATTGTCTCTAGCATCTCATTGTACCTGGTTACATCGCACTCCTGGTATGGTGCTTGCTGATAGGTGTGCTCACTGTGAGGCAGGAAGCTGATGCCACTGCACATGTCGAAGTTATCCCACACCCAGCTGCCAACAGCTAGCCACTCACTATCACGTACACTAATAGTGACACTAGGCTTGTGCTCACACCAATGCTTGGCATACAGCATCCACATGTCCAACTGTTCCAGGGCAGTCATGTCGTTACGAGTTACGCAGTTGCCATCACTCTTGATCGGGAAGCTGAAGACAGTCACGTTGTCGGGCTTCATTACATCAGGCTCTGCTGGTATGCCTTGGTCTTTTAGGAACATCGTTAGTGGGTCTTTGTTGTCACCTCTGACTGTACGTATATAGTACTGACTGTGCCTTGCATGTATGCCGCTAGCTGAGTTAACCAGCTGGCTTACAGTACCACTTGGTTTGATGCATGTGATAGCAGCTGACCTTGGTATACCAATAGCTTCTGCTAGTACTGCATTAACATCTACTGCGGCATCTTTCAGCTCAGTAAGTATGCCCTCGATGTTTTTGCCATACATTGCAGAACGCCCGGACAGTATCTCATTGTCCATGATACCGGTTAGAGATACACCAAGCAGCCTCTCTGCTTCAGTGTTACGCTTCCATACGCTGCGTAGGTACTTAAAGTCTGTCAGTGTTGACTGCCAGGTGCCTAGTGTAGTTGCCAGGCGTACCTTGCGCTTAAGGTCTTGTATGCTGTCGCTGCTGCGTACTACTACCTCAGTCAGGTTACAGAACTGGTAGGGTCTTAAGATGATCTCACTGCATGGGTTGGTGCCAAAGTCATATCCAGATTCTCTTCTGCCATTCTCAGCTGCTTTGAGCTTGGCTGCCTCGCGGTTAAACATGCCGCGCTCACCGGACTTAGATTCAACCAGAGCAACCCATTCACGTAAGAACGTCTCCATGTCGGGCTTGTGTTTGTATGTGGCACTGTTGTTTGCCATGCTGCGCTGGGTTGCAGTGTTCCACCAATCACCCACTTTAGCATGTCGCATCTGGTCGTCATTGAGGTTAGACAGAGAGATAAGAGCTGAACGCCTCACTCCACCGACTACGACTACTTCGCCAATCTTGCAGCAGATATCATGCACCTCGATAGGATACAAACGTCTGCCTGCAGCCTTCAAGAATGTATCAACAGTAAACTTAAATAGGTCATCTAATGGTTTAGCTCCGGATGCTCTACCGCCAAATGTCTTTAGCCTGGCACCAGCTGGTCTTACCAAGCTTAAATCCCAAGAGGGCACTAGCCCTTGATATAAATAATACAACAGTTCCCGGTAAGCAAAAGCCCAGCCTTCTTTACTGTCTTGAACAAGTATTATCCCGTAATCGTTTTCCATCATGCTAGGCACGATAGGCAGCTCATCTACATTGTTACGCTCAACGCTGAACCCAACACCAGTGCCACACATGAGCACGTATAGCAGCTCATCGAAGGCACGAGGGTCATCTATAGGTATATAGCTGCAATTATATGCTGCTACGTGGTTGCGGTCTAAGGCAGCACCGGCTGTCATAACAGCTCTCATGCTAGGCATTATGTCTAGGTTTAGTACAGCCTCTTCTAGCTCTTCGCGCTGCTCTTTGAACACATGGAAGTCATGGTTGTCCTTAAGATGTGCAGTCATGTAGTCGAAGTATCTGGCTACTGTCTCTGCCCAGGTCTCTCTCCGGCCTTCATTGTCTAACCACCTTGCATAGCGTGACTTGTGTATGAATGACTGATAGTCGGTTGGTAGGTGGTTACTCAGCATTTGGTTGTTTCCCTTCAAGTTGATTAATTCGCATCTGGCAGTAGCGCATGGCTTTCTGCAGATCCTGTATTTCACTGTCTTTTGCATTCATGCCGTCATAGTCTTTGGCACCGGCTCTCATCACGTATTTGACTACGTTGCCACGCCAAAACTCTACGTGGTTCAGCATGATGAAACAGATAGGCTCTATTGCTTCCCACCTCTCATAATGTGCCGGACGTACAACTACATTGTCGGACTGTTTGTTAGCTTGCTTGGCTAGCTCTTTCATGTACTCTTCATGTTTCATGCTGCTGGCTCCCATAGTATTGGCTGCTGCTTGTCTGCATCCCAATCAGAGTGCCTGAGAATACGAGCCATACGAGCTTGCATAAGTGCATCGTCTTTAGTCTTGCCTGCCTTAATGAAAGCCTGCTCGACTACACTCCAGGCTGGCCTGCCAGCTAGCAGCTTATCTGCTTTGACAGTGCCAATGCCCGGGCAGCCAGGGTAGCCGTCAGTGCTGTCACCGGTTAGACATTGTGTGTAAAACCACTTGTCTGCGTCCTGTTCAGACACCTCAAGACGTTCATCTTGCGTAGGTCTGTATAGTTTACCTGGTATTGTCTTAAGGTCTTTATCGTCACTGACGATGATACACTTGCCTACATTGTCAGGCTTGGTGCTTAAGATACCCAGGCAATCATCTGCCTCGAGACCTGGTTTACTGAAAGAGTCGTACTGCTCTTTGCACCATTCAATCAGTGCCACGTAGCCTACAGGTTTACGTGTTTTCTTTCTGCCTGATTTGTATGTTTCGTTTATCGTTTTGCGAAAGTTGTCACCGCTTGTGAAACACAGTAGTACATCACTGCTGCCTAGTGTTTCTATGCACTTGTTGATCTCATTTGCAAATATATCTTTAGCGACCTTAAGGTCAGTGGATAGAGACCATATATCATCGCCCCAATCTGTTTCCTCTTCTGCTGCGCTGCAGCTGCGGTATGCATATATGTCTGCATCAATCAGTAGTTTCATCATCGAAGTATTCTTCTGCATATTGCGTCATCTCCTTGAGCCAATCGAGACCGTCCTCTGTGCAACACCATGTGTCGCCAAAGTTCGTGTCATCGTATTGTGTTGTGATTGTTCCAAGCTGGGCAGCTGCTGCTACAAATACAGCGTTTTCCCTTGCAAACTGTCCTTTGCACTTAAAGCCTTTAACTAAAGCTTTATGTACTACGTTAAACATTCTGCCGGTGTTCTCTGCTATTCTGTCCAGCTCTTTTTTAGTGGGTGTCTGCCCAGCTGTTCCCGGTTGTGTATTCTGCAGCGATTGGGATGCGGCACCGCCATTCTTCTCCAGCTGCTTCCGCGCTTCCTCGAACGATATTACCGACATGTTCTATATCCTTTTCTCTGCATTCTATCTGCACTTCATCGTGCACCCAGGCACAGATGTTTGCGTCCAGCTGCTGGTTGTCTATCTCTTCTTGTATCTTGATTAACCAAGTGCCACAGATAGTGGCTCCAGCCCCTTGCAAAAGCGTGTTAAGGGATTTGTGCTTGGCTCTTATCTTTATCTGTCTGCCATCCAGGCCAAATAGATAACCACGCTCTGCAGCCTCTTCTACCGCTTTACGTAGCCTCTTTATTCCTGGCATGTTCTCATTGAACCTATCGAGCAGCTGCTTGCCTTCCTTGGCACCACCATCGGCAACTTCACCGATCTTGGCTGCCCCGGCTCCATACAGAAACGCATATATAAAACGCTTTGCCTGGTCTCGTGTCTTGAGACCTGCAGCCTTCATATTAGCGGTATGTATGTCACCTTCGAGTAGCTCCTTGGTATAGTCTTGGTCGTCCAGGTAATGTGCTAGGCACCGAAGTTCTAACCCAGATAAATCGGCACCTAGCAACTTGTAACCATCACGAACTGTAAACAGCTCTCTGCATTCTTTGCCCCATGGCAGCCGGGTAGCAGGTACCTGGGCTAAGTTGGGGCTACGATGTGCAGCTCTGTGTGTGACAGTACCTTGTGGCTCCTT